GCCTCCAGTATTGATATGTTTTTGTAGCTGAGAAGTATACCAGAGTTAAACCCCCATCAGCATGTTCTTGGTCTAGTTCATCTGTAAATGACGGACCAGTCCAGGCATTAGTAGCATTACCTTGTATAGTAACCTTATCCCCTGAACCACTATCCCAGTTGAAGTCCAACACCATAGCTTCCTTCACAGCAAGTGCAGCAGTCATTTGAAACAAAACCCACTCTCTGGATTTGTAAGAAGTGTTATCTGCTGGGTAAGTAGTTAGACCCGTGTCATCAGCACTAACGTCATACCCAAGGTCAGCACTGATGGACCTGGTTTTATTGGCACCTGTGAAATGTTCTAAGCCAAAAGCAGCAGCACCTGCATCCCTAGCAACAGTGAATTTGAAAGTAACACTGGAATACGTCACAGCATAAGTATTATCAGTAGCTGCTGTATTCATTGCTGTTTGAATTGCTGTAGCAAGGGTTTCGCCAGAAACATAATTACCAGGTGGTATAACAGCAGCAGCATCCCCCGTGACACCTTCAGTAAAATCCAATCTGTCATTGAACCCAGTGACGATATTCCACCCTAGTTTACTTCTCCATGTTTTTGATCTAAGTGTATCTATCAGGTGTTCCACTGGGTACTGTGTGTCCTCGCTGGATGCACTGATGATATTACCACTTAGCTTGCCAAAGTTCTGGTAAACAAAGTATGGAATTATGTCAGTAGCTGGGTTATTTGTGGACATGGTGTAAGCCTACTTATCTATTTCAACACCGTGAATAGCATAGTGGTGGTGAACTACCCCAGTGGTGCTTTCAGGGAAATGGACTGCAATTTTTTCTTTTGCATCCCCATCAAGAATCATCTTATGTTGGCCCCCACCATAAACTTGACCAAGTTCTATTACAACATTCAGTTCAGTAATGGTTTTATAACCAAGTATTCTGGCTTCATCCCCTATCTGTCCCCAGTTATGGGCATCCTTGATAGGTACACTGGTAGTATCAAACAAGTAGAACACATCACCTGTATCAGTAATAATTTTGACTTTGGCACCAATAGTAAATGCTGCTCTGCCTCCATATTTGGTTGAATAGAGATCGGCAGACTTGCCGCCTACAGCTACATGCATATCTTGGACCACCCAATGTTTTCCGATACCTGGTCCAGCAGATATAGTTCCACCGTGTGTGGAACCTGTACTAGCGCCTGTTCCAGTTCCACCTGTGTCAAAGGCTGGTGAAATTCCCCCGGTGGATGTTTTCAAAAAAATAAAAAAACTTTTTGCTCCCTGTGTTATTTGCGTCATTGTTTCTTTCCCCGCTAATATTTCTTGACTGCTTGTGTGTGTGTTCTTAATTTTCCAGACTTAGAGAACTTCTCAAGCACTGGCACGAGTTTTCTTCCAAGGACTTGACCGTCCATAACATTAACCACTTCGATCATCATGGGGCTATCACTACCATCACCTGCCATAGCTGGTGTCCCAAAGTCAGGCACGTTACCTATACCTGACATTGGCATAGTCCCCATAGCGTTTGCTATCTCACCAGCTAACTTATGCCCCTTACCCTGTGGAATGACTGCTTCCTTACCATGTAACATAGCGGGTGTTTCAGTTCCGAAGTTTGCATAATCAAGGTTACCAGTTCCAGTTCTGAAAGGCTTGGAAGATTTTATCTTGGCTAAATTCGCAATTGTAGAAGCGGTTACAGCAGCAACAGCTACAAGGTTTGCTGGGAACAGTGCACTCGCCCAGGCTTTTTGAATGGCTAAAAGCCCAGCAATGCCCGCCTGTGCAATAGAGAATGCCTTACCCTTAACACCTAAATCACTTAAAGCACCCAGGGCGCCGGCAGTAGTATCCAAGGCTGTCTGTACAGTAAACTTACCTGTGGTATCTTCGTCAGCTCTTCTTAGTGCATTCAGTTTTTCGGTTAGTTCAGCTCTTTGCTTTGTAGTTATCTTATCTGTACCAAGAACCGCTTGAAGGTCAGCAATTTGTTTTGTTCTACTCGCTTCGCTTTCGGCTCTGGTGGTAACGCCAAGTCTCTCGAAGGATTCAGCAATTGCCATTGCTTTCATATCCATTGTGCTGGCAAGGGCAGCCATTTCTTCTTCAGTTATGGAAAAGGCTTCCTGTACAAACACCGCTGCTTCCGGCACATTGTTACTAAGAGTATCTAAGAAGTCACTAAGGGGTGGGAGTGCCGATGCAGTTATTCCCGTACCAAGATTGGTAGCAGCAGCAGCCGACTGTTCTAATTGCCCTGCTGTCTGTGAACTGGCTTGGTTCAACGCAATGAAAGACTTCTCTGCATCAAAAACAGCTTGTGCGCCTACACGATAAGGTTTTGCCAATCCCCTCCACCATGTCGCCTAGAAGATTGCCAGCTTGTTTGAGCGCACCGCCAAAAGTTTGAGCAGCAGCCTGTGCGGCACCGCCGAATCTTTGTTCCATTTGACCCAGGACAGCAGCAAACTTTTCACTTTTAGGCAAGTTGGCATCAATGACAATCCCGTATCGTTTCAGTTCAGCCGTCTCACCTACAGCAGCCTTGCCTAGTAAGTTCATTGCCATGGTCAAATCTCTGCCGGTAGCAGTAGCAAAGTCTAACGCCAGTCTGGTTGTTTCCTTTAGCTTTTCCCCGCTCAACCCAAAGGTAGTGGCTAGTGCCATTCCTTTTAAGATAGCTTCGTCCCCATACGTAGTAACTGACTGTAGACTGGAGGCGTATCCTTGTAAATCCATGGACGCCGCAACAGTGAACTTTCCTTGGTTTGCCAGTGCCGTATTGAGAGCAATAACAGCTTGTTGTTGCGTATCCCAGGCTTTAACTGACTTGGCAACGACAATAACAAGAGCGGTAACTGCTGCCATATATGCCATGGTGCTGCCTTTGAGTGAAGTGAACTGAGCGCCTAGACTTTTTCCAGACGTAGTAGCTTTCTTTTGAGAGCTATTCACTTTGTTTAGATTAGTGCTGACTCTCTTGGTAGCCGTATCTAGCCCCTTAGTGTCGCCAACAAACTGTACAACTATCTTGCCGAGTGATGTCGCCATGATGCTAACCTTTTGTTGCTATTTTTCTAGCCACTGCTTCACTTACGTCCCTGAACAGGGTACGTTCCGATTCCTTAAAAGGCTGCTCCAGGAACTTAGGTTGTCCTACTGTATGTCTAAGGCCCACACCCTCATGAACATAAAGCGCATATTTACCTGATGGACCCTGACCAAATGACCCTTCTACTGTGGTGGTTTTAAGGGACTTCTTAGGACCATCTGCCCTACCGCTGGACCTTAATACACCATATTTCACAGGGCACAAAGTCTTTGCTTCGGTAATGACCAACTCCATTCTGAGCCTAAGAAACCTTCCTGTCTCTACATCAATATCCCTTATCACCTTATTCATATTAGCCTTCACCTTATCAAATCCTTTTATCGCCACCAGTCAGATCCTTTCCGCCCATTTTGGTATTCAGAGCCTTGACAATAGATAACATATGCTGCCAGGACATTTTTTTCTTTTCCTGCCCATAGTTTGGTAGGAAGTCTTTAGGTTTGTGTTTTTCCTTTGACAGCCTTTTACCTGTTGCCAATTTAACAATAGTGGCTCTAACCGTCCACAGAGCATTGACAACGGTAGACATAACGTTAGCAGCCCTAAAATCGTCTGCCTGTGTCCCCCAAGGTTCAATGGAATAAAATGCCATCCATTCAGTTAGCTCTTTTTCAGTAAGAACAGAATCAAGGTACTTTACTGTAAAGCCAAGTTTAAGAGCTAGTCTGAACTTGAATCTTCTTCTTGAATCTGTTCTGAATCTTTTTTTATTTCTTTGACATCTTTCTCTGTCATACCATTTAGTTTAAGAACCTCATCAGCAATCAGATTGACACCCTGTGCACCAAGTCTGGATATTTTGTCTTCATCACCAGGGCTGAACATCCAGTTATTATCTTCATCCACTAAGGACATAGCTACCATTCTGGCTCTGAACTTTTCCACTGGAACCTCTTCAGTGAGCCCTGTTTTCTCGTTTACTACATTGATTGTTTTGTTTGTTCCAGCCTGTGCATCCACAATCATGGTGGCTTCAAAATAGTCCATTCTTTCAGAAGGCAGTTCCATGATTTTTACTTGGGCATCCTTGCCCCAAGGTGGGACATTCATGGTTACAGTGGCTAGTGTTCGCTGAAGTATTTGTTCTTTAGTCAAAAGGGACATGGTTTCCTCCATGTGAAATGTGTCTTTTTTCCAAGGTTAAAATGTCACTAAACTGTCCCTTTTACAGGGACAAAAAGAAACCCATGGGAGGGGTAAAGTAAACTAAATGACCCACTCCCATGGGTATTATACACTAGTACGCTAAGAAAGTGTAGGTTGTCCAGTCACCTTCAAAGTTACCTCACCAGTCAACTGACCGTCCACAGGTTCCCCAGGTTCGCATGAAGTGACCAATGCACTGAATGACCATGTGGTATTGCCACTGTCTGGAAATATCAATTGGAAATTCCTGACTGTCCTTGCCGCCATATCAGCGATAAGACCTGTGCTGGCATCATGGGTAGATTCAGTGGGTACATAATTGACAGTTAAGGATACTTCGCCACCATCAAGCAGCCCACCAATGAATTCCCGCCAACCATTAGTTGAACTGTGTGAAGTTACATCCAGTGGGTCTAATGCAAGACCAGGACCCCCAATATTGGTAACCTCTGCAATGGTTGAGAAATTTTCTGTAGTAGCACCATCACCTTTCTCTAATAGGGTGCCATGTGCAAATAATGCTTCTGTCATGTTGTCTTCCCCTTATGAAATAGAATGATGGTTAGTTATCCATGTGTAAGTACCACTGGTCAATCTTGACATCTACTTGAACAGTGATTGGTTCTGTCTTGGTGGTAGCATCAGCGTACTTTTCACACTTTGTTAGCTTGGCACCAATAACGTCACCCTTGTCTGCTGTCAGTCCAGAAGTGAACACCTTAGATGTCCAAGTACTAGTAGCCAAAGCAAGTCCACTAGACACTGCGGCGGCATTCTTATATAGCGCCACAACACCAGCAGTACCAGTTCCATCCCCATAGGCACTTACTCTACTAATAATGCAGGGAAAAGGGGCCTTGAAGATGCTTAGCATTTTCACGCCAGTGGAACCGGTAGCTAATCCTACTGCCGCTGTGTATGATTGTATCATGTAAGCCATGTTGTTTTCCTCTCTTGTTGTTTATCTAAATCCCTGGAATCTTCACAACAGCAGTCTTTATCAAACTGGTGGATGTATTAGGTGCGCCATGAAGATAGAACTTCCCACAGGTCTGCATCCAGCCTGTTCTCTTCATGGGACCAATAACCTTATATTGTCCACTGGTGAAGGGAATAGACAAAGTTTCAGGTCTTCCATAAGGGTCATCCACAGATTCCAAAACCAAATCAGCAGTAGCTGTCCCAGGATGCCATGCAACAATAAGTTCAGAACCTGTTAAGGCAAACTCCATACCTGAACTGGTACCACTACCAGTAGCCACCTTAGTCCAAGTTAGTGAAGTCATCCCGCCAGAATAAGCACCTGGTGCTATGATGGGTGTAATAACTCCTCTTGTCATTGATTACTCTCCTCCATGTTGTCTTTCTTTTTCTTCATGTTCTTCCACCAGTTTTCAGTAGTGGGATTACCACTGTCCTTTTCTAGCCCTAGTGCCTCTTCTACTGGAGGTAATTCTTTTACTGGCTGTTCTGGTTCTGGCTGAACGTATTCCATACTGTTGCCGTTCACATCCACTAATTTTTCAGTAGTTACTTTTTCAAGTGGTACCTTATGTAGATGCTGGTTGGCATGTTCTAAAAGCCTTGAGAATTTTAAGTTACTATAAGGGCAGTATGGGCATTTAAAACTTGGCATACCATGCCAGGGTTTGTAATCTATCCCATAGGCTTTAGCCTTTTCGGTATCTGAAAGTTCCGTATTATCCATAACGTCTTATCCCTTACTGACTTGTACGTTGAACCCCACAAGCCTTCTTTCGTTGTCATCCTTGCCCAGATTCATTGGTTCCTGTATGGGTACAATGGCAAGGTACTTAGTACCATTTACCACAGTATTGTAAACTTTAAGTGCTGCCCATGCAATGTGGGCATTATCGTCCGCTGTTTCCCACCTGGTGGACCTACAGATAACCTGGAAACCTGGTCTTCTGATTGGGTTCCCTGAATGAACTTCTAGGGGGGATAGAGATGCACTGGGGTCAATGAATACTATCTCGTTTGGTTTACTGGGCATGTCATTGCTATACAACTTTCCCGTAGACATTCCTGCATTCTCAAGTAGCAACATCATATCTTCCGGTAGTCTTCCCATCATACTCACCTATTTCAAATACAGGACTGAACCTTGTGGACCTGATTCATCATCTAAAGGATCTATTTTCAACACTTTAAGGTTCTGCCTGGGGTAGAATCCCTGGGGTAATGTTACTGTGGCTTCAAGTTCAAGATCCCCTAGGTATGCATGTGAATAGAACACAGCACTACTTACTACATCAGTTCCATTAACATCCACTATTTTGTTGGACCTTCCATCTACGTAGCCTTTAACTTTTATATCAGGACCAGGAAGAATATTGCCAGTTCTGGTATGCTCCCCTTTAGTATGAATAACCACTTCATGTGGCATCATGTCCAGGAAGTTATCTATGAAGGACATTGTTTAATACCTGGAATAAGGTTCTTCCCACTTGGAAAGAAGTGCTTCAGCTTTGGCAGGAAGTCCGCCAGACTTTGCGTTGTTCATAGCCCATTGAATGGATAGTGGTCCAAGTTTCTTGGACTTAATATCTTCGTCTCTGGACTGCCCCTTGAACCAGGACACTACCGTAACTAACGCAGCCTTGGTGATTCTCTTGGGTAGCTGTTGAATAACAACACTAGTAGAAGAATCAGAAGCAGTGGCATTATCAGGCATCCTGTACCCTGCTGCATTGACTACAGAGAACTTGAACAAGTCCCCTTCTGGTATTGGGTAGTCCACTAAGGTATGAGTCCCAGCAGCAACAGTCCATTCCCAGCCCAGTTCCCTGAATAATAGACCAGCACCTCTGTCTTCTATGGTGTAATCGGTAATGGCATCCCCTCTTAGTGTGACACTGGTAACTTCAACTATGGGTATATTTTTCAATTTAAGGAACTGACTGCCATTACCGGGCAAGGTCTGTGTGTATCCTTGGAGTCTGAAGGTTCTTCCACAGTGGTCTCTGATACTGTCTGATGCCATGTCAATAATGTCGGTTAGGTTGGTGTCGTAAGCAGTGGATGTAGTCACACTAAGGGCTGTTTTAACTTGGGATAGTTTAACCAGCTTAGTGTGTGTTGATGTAGTAGTGACAGTCAGTGCCATGTTTCCTATTCCTCTATTGTAATAGGTTCACTAAGTTCCCCAATGAATGTATCATCAGCAGTCTGCGGTGTAACCTGTTTGGTCCTTTTTCTAGGCTTTCTTGTGTGCTTCTTTCTAGGTTTTGGTGTTACAGCAGGGGGTCCACTAAGTTCTTCAGTAGGATTACCATACACTTTTTTGGATGTATGTGTTTGTCCTGTATATGCTTTGGTCACAGATTCAGGTGTATAAAGAGCAGCCATGCCACTTTTGACTAGACTGTCTGCTCTGCTTTGATGGAACCCTGCAATGTCCCCTTGGTTATACCCGCTCCATTGTTTTAAAAACTTAACACTTATCAATCCTTTATTCGCTGCCATTGCCATTTAGTTTTCCTCCTCTATATAAAGCTCAGCAATTGGACCACCTATCTTTTTTGATAGGGGCTTTACCAACACCATAGCTTTTGATTTTGGGAAACCAGCTATTTCATTGGTCTGCCAAGGTGGATAGGGTCTGAGAAACCTTACTACTATCTTGGGCTCATTCGCCTTGGGCTTGCTTAACACCGGACCATTGTACCCGTGTAGACTATCCAACGGTATTGGTGATGCCACCTTTTTTTTCTTGGCCACTTTACTTACCTCCAAGCATTGATTCCGCCATGGTAAAATCGTCTTGGTTATCTATGTCAATAGAGTATTTACCCTCAATAGGAAGACAGTTCACTGGCTCCACTACTCTGTGATTGTGCATCAGAAGTTCCTTTTTTCTTGTCACTACCACTGAGCCGTTTTCCATGTATATTCTGTCAGAGGGTTCAAAGTTCTGACTGACTGGTCTTCTGTGTGCGTTGACTTGGCACCAGTCCATAGTGTCAAAAGATAACTGCCAGGCAAAGTGTCCAGCGTTGTGAACTGTCACAACACTATTAGCACCAGGATCCCTGTATAACGTCTTGATACAATCATCAATCAAGTCTTTGGGTCTGACTGGTGAAGTACATTGAAGGGTAACCACCATGTCAAAAGAGATTTCAAATACACTTTGGATAAACCCCACAGCGTGGACAATCACTGGGTCAGTGGGTGTGCTATCCTGACATAGACTGTCATCTCTTGGTACCGGAGTAACACCTTTGTCAAAGGCATAGTTCAAGATTTCAGGGCAGTCACTGGATACACATGTAGATGTAACCCACTGGGATTCCCTAGCAGCCATAATAGTCCAGTACAATAGTGGTTGTCCTGCAAAGTCCTTCATATTTTTCCCAGGGATTCTAGTGGACCTACCCTTGGCAGGGATCACAACAAGGACTCTAGGTTTGATGTTCACTTTATTCTGCCCCTTCTTATCTGTGTAATATATCCCTTCAAGTGTTGCAGTTCCTGTAAGGCACATTCGTAACCTACCTTTTGTGTCAGTGCTTGGATATATTCATCGTGTTTCTTTTCTATAATCCCGCCTAGTTCGTTTTCTCTGGTCTGCATACCAGTCATAATGGATTCACCTACATCGGTAATCTTTTCTTCATAGGCATACAACCACTGTGAAGATAACAGTGCACTGTCTTTGGGAATATGGAACTTGATACCCATCCCCATAGCCCAACCAATAAAGAATTCCGTGTTGGGTCTTTGGTAAGCCCACTCAGTTTCGTGCACCATGTCTATTCCGTATAGGTGGATTTCCTTGAAGGGGATTTCTCTGATGGTGTTTTCATACAGTGCAAGGGCTATTAGATAAGCCACTGTGGATTCAAAGTAGGATTTTAAACCCCGTTTGGTACCCCCCCAATTAAACATTGCGTTGATCTCATCAATGGGGTACTTGACACTAGTGGGGTACTCTTTATAATGTTCCTGCATGTAGATAGGGATTCCGCATGTCTCAAAGAATTTTTTTATCTTAGGCCATGCTTCTTTGTGAATTTCATCCAGATGTTTTTGTCCGTGCAACTCTATCCATCTATGCCAGGGACCAGGCAGGAACTGAAACAAACTGTTCATTCCCCACATTTCAAAACTGGGGTCGTTGAAAGGTGCCAGGTTTCTAGTGCTGGGGCTGAATCCCACAATGGCTACTTTGTCTACTATGCCGTCAAAGGGTTTGTCCGGCATAGAATCCGGGGTAAAAGTCCCACCGTCTGTTTGGGTTTCAGTCAGCAACATATCCTCTGTGCCTTCCACTTGTTCCTTTTCAGACATTCCTTACCTCCTCCAATCATTGATTAAATATACAAAAAGGGCATGGAACCTAAGTCCCATGCCCTAAATACTAACCCAATTGTACTAGGAATGTCCAGTGATTTACCTACTCACTAACACTGGTGCTAGTAGCAGGTGCAGACTGGGCACCGCCCAGGATGATGACACTAGCAAAGTGAAAAATGTGCCCACTGGCAGTGACACCACCAAACCAGCCCTTGGTATCATTACCCTCTGTGTGGACCCTGATGTGCCTTCTAATGGTTCTAATGGACTTGCCAAATGTCAACTCCCAAGAATAAAACCCACTAGACTTGGTTGAGGTAGTGGCATTGACCACAGAAAAAGTTTGACCAGTGGTCCCAAAATTTGCCCAGGTGGACCCTGCCCCAGAAGTACTAGCCCTATCTTGAAGATTACAGTTCCCCATGAATGTGGTTCCACTCGTATCAAAATAGATATAAGCGGCAATCCCCACCTTCAAACTATGGAACTTTTTGTAGTCAAGTAGGTCCTGGTCTACCCCATTAATAGCATCCAGGTTCCCTGTGTCACTGGACAGCAAAGTAGCTTTCTGAACAGCCCCAGGCAGAATCTTGATGTAGCTTCCAATATCTTCCATTCTTGCCATTGTATTTTCCTCCAGTGTGTATGTATTGCTAGCCTAGACTAACTTACACACCCCACTTGATACCAGTAATAACACCAACAGCAACATCGTGTCTGGTGTTGATATCCACTTCCACAATGGCTCTGATTACTGATTGGTCCAAACTGAATGAAGCCACAACACTGGAACCATCATGATAAGCAGCAGAGTCACTAACATCCAAAAGGATGGAAGTAGCCTCACCCACTATCACATCAGCAAAGTCCACAAGATAGACTTCACTTTCGTTGGAACCAGTTCCCAGGTTACTAGGAATATTGGTGGTCATTCTGTAAGGGAATCCAAACAGTGTACCCTTACTAAGTTCATCCTTGAAGATGAAGTTACCATTGCCATCAAGGACAGTATAGAGATACCGCCAGGTTCGTGGACTGAACATCCATCCGGGACGCAGCATTCTCACATTGTCATCAAGCAGATACTGAATCATCTTCCCAAGGTCAGTAACTACATTGGCAACAGACACAGTGGCATTAGCCGCCAAAGTATTCCCAGCCAAGTACCTAAGTCCCCTAGGCTGACCGGCAGTCCCATCACTTCTAAGGAAGGCCAAGTCAGTGGCTGTGGCAATATCCGCCACCAAGTCATCCCTGACAATGGTCTGGGTGTTGTAGTTTGACCGTCTAATAAGGTCATTGGACACAGGCACCAGACTGGCATACTTATGGGCTTGTAGGGTAATCTGCCCAAAAGAAGGCTGTGTCTTGGTGATGTTGGCATTCTCACCAATCCAGCTACCACTTGACCCAGCGGTGTGCTTGGGAATACTCAAGGTCCCACTGTCCAGTCCCACCATAATGGGATTCAAGGACCTAATAACAGATGCTGGCCTTAATAGTTCAATAATGCCATCATCAAAGTCTTCCCTAATCAGGAATCCACCACCTGCACTAGATTGTGCAGCAAGGGCCTTTTCAACATACTCCCCTTCGTTGGGATATGTTTCCTTGAACCAGTTTACTGCCTTATCCCTGTCACCTTTGAAAAGTGACAGAGCATTCAGCATTCTGGTACTGTTCAAGCCCTTGACCCTGTTTTCCTGACTTTGGGTTCCTGCCTTGGAAATAGCACCAGCCAATTGCCCCATGTAGTCAGACTGTACACTCTTCAGTGGAGCAATTGATTCGTCTACCACTTCCTTGACCATGGCTTTCAGTTCTTCCAAAGTCATGTTCTTTCCTCCATATTTATCGTGTTGTGATTAGTCAGGAAGTCTTCCATTTAGAGCAATTAGACTGGTCCTGATTTCTTCCTGAATGACCGTTTTTAAGTCATCAGGTTCAATGGCACCAAGGTCAATTTCAGCCTGACCAGGGTCCAAACTTGCAGCAGGTGCTACTGGTTCATCCAGTGTGATGATATCTTCATCATCATTCACCTGTTCTGGGTCTACATTCCCATCCCTTTGAAGAATAGTAATGTCCTCTTCACTATCAACATCAACGGTATCAAGGTCAATGCCTGTCAGTCCAACCATCAGAGCTTTACTGAAGCCTTCGTCTATAGAAGCCAGTTCAAGGGCTTCATCAATGGCATCAGCCTGATAATCACTCACTTGTATTTGTGGGTTAGATAAGACCTTCCAGACAGAGTCAAGTTCACATCTTGCGCTTGTTTTACATGCCAGCATGTCAAGCGCCTCAGATGCCCACTTGTAAATAACTGCAATGTCAATACCTTGTTCCTTTGCCCCCACTAAGGCTTCTGGGTTTGAAGGGACAGGGACTATTGACCACTCATGTAGGTATTGTTTCTTGAAGTCAAATCCACCCCTGTCATCATTCCATACCGACTCTTTGGGTCTGAATCCCACAGAAGCAGTATTTAGGAACCTACCTAGTACCAGCCTAAAAACTGTATCAGCCAGTTCATGCTGTTCCCTAGTGGCAAAGGTAGCAGTGGATATCAGATTCCCATCTTTTACAGCAGTCCCCTTGGACTTGGCTATGGGTGGGATATAGGAATTATGTGCCCAAAGAACCACAGGATTCTCCCTATAGTCCTTCAAGTCCCATCCTTCAGGGTCAATAGTGTCATTGTCCCTATCCACTGAACCAGTGCTGATCGTGAAGGTGGCTGTCCTTTGTGCTTCATTGATCCCTTTTATGGCACCATTAAAGGTTTTATGGACCATAGCAGTCCCATCAAGGATTTCCTTCACTAAACTTTCATCCAACATAACAACCTTTCCTTCGTTGTGATGTTCGCCGGCATGTGCTTGTTCACATGTCTTTTTGGATGTGTACTTACAAGTTCCCCTACTGCCCCACTTCCACTTTCCGTTTTCGCATTCAATACAGGGCATAAAAGTACACTATCCTTTCAGATGTTATTTGAGCACAGACTAAGAGAGTTGTCTATTTGGTGCTTGGGTTTATTGAGGTGACTTGACTTATATGGTAGGGTAGGGCAGAATGTTATTGTGGGTCAAACCTAAATACCCTCCAATCATCTTAGAATAGCCCACAACAGGACCAGACTGGATTACATCCTAATGTCATTCATTCAACCAGTCTGGTCTTTTGCCTTCTGAAGTCTAATGTCCTGTCTTCCGCTGACAGGTCCTTCCACTATAGATAAGACCCAATTATGGACCTTTCCACCAGTGAACGATACACCAAGTGTACAGTTTAGCTTTTTGGTTTGGATTTCCCTGATTCGGAACCACAATTCTTCTGGAAGGGGAGGAGTGATAAGTGCTTTTGACATAATGTAATCCTTTATACTATGTTGATGCTCATTCTAACAATTTTTCCACCATCCACACAGTAGGCTTTTAGTTTGAATCCCCACAGGGGTCTTTTGATCTTTGGGTATACGGATACAACAAGTGCAATGGTCCCTTCTCCTGAATAGGGCTCGTTCAACATACCCCACTCATCTGTCATCTGTTTTGTTTTCTTGTCCTTGAAGTCCCTCATCCTTGAGATACTCGCTGGCTCGTTGGGGTGGCTGTGCCAATCGCCAAGTACCCTATCACTAAACCAGTCAAGTACCCTGTTCCGTGACTCGTCTTTCAATATAATTGTCTGTCTTGTTCTATACACAGCCTGGTGAATAAATATGTTGTGAATATGGGCTGTATCCCCCCTGAAGTCCCCAAGCAACAGTCCGAAGGATTCCATAGGGAACACTTCTACTGCTGCTGCTTGGATGATTTCATATAGGCATTGGGGCAGTACTATGTTCATTCAGTCCTCAATCATATCTTCACCGGAGTGAACCTGAGGGTTATCCACAAACCTATCACCGTTAGGTCTGGGTTGTGATATATCTTCACCAGGAAGAATCAAGTCCAGTGGGTATTCTGCTGTAACCCTCCCCTTATCCGGTTGGACGTAAAAAAGTGTCTGACTTGGTTCGCCCATGGAGGCAAGACCCTCTAATGCGTAACAGTTATAGGTTTCAGGCGTGCCATTAACTCTGACCTTGACAGCATTCAATGTCAGTTTGGTTTCCTGATGGAAGTGCCCACAGGCTGCTTCTTTAAAAGGTTCAAGTGGGAACCGTTCATCGTGTGCCAGCATGTACCATGAGCCGATCTTTTTTTGGAACCCGTACCAAGGCATTACATTGTAGTTTCTAATTTGGTCCCCATGGAACAGCATACAAGAGTAGTTTCCAATAGTGTCAACACACCACCAAGCTCTTTCTTTGTATTTAGGGCTAAACAGTGGAACATTCCATGTGACCCTGGGTTCATCCCTTAACAGTAGATGTGTGGCTTTATAAGCAAACAAATCAGCATTGGTTTCAGGGCGCATATCCCTTGAAGACCTCCCACCCATTCTTCCGTGGTTACCTACTACGCCACAGATGTGAATGTTTTGGAAATACCCTAAGAACCTTCTAATTAGGCCAGATAATAGTTCTGGCACCACTTCCATAGCTTGCCTGTACAGCGAGCTATCTATTTCATGTGCTTGCCCTGGGAAGATAAGTTCACCCTCCACAAGGTCCCCAAGTAACCACATATGAAGTGTGTCTACTGGATGATGTGATCTTTGGATGTCAGTAATACTTACTACCTTGTCAGCCAGAACCCCATTGATTCTTTTCTTCAGTATGTCGATGTTAAAATTGGGTGTAGTCTTCCCAGCCTGCCAGTCCCCCAGCATTAACACAGCCACTTCTTCTTTGCCACTGACAATAGGAAGAATAGGTGGAGGTACAGATGGAATATCTATACCGAGAATACACTGTTCGGCAGCACTCCATAGCTCTTGTGATAGGTCCTTTCTATAGTCCCTAAGTTCAGCAATTCTCGTATGTGCTTTTTTCAGAGCTGACTTTAGTTTTATTAACCTTTCGTCATTGGTTTCATCAACTAGTTTTTTCAGGTCTTTCATAACGCACTTTCCCTATTTCCACTTTTTGAAGCCAGGTTTTTATTGATGATGTGCTAACTTTGACATTGAAGTGGCTAAAAAGTATCCTAGCCATGGAAGCAGTATTGGCTTTCTTACCGTCCATATGGTCACATGCCACCCATGCTAAGTAGTTTTTGCACTGGTCATCTTCAACCTTTTCGTACCAGTTTTTATTAACTGGATTATTTTGTGTTTGTCTCACCAGTTCGCCCAAGTCATTCATTCTTTCCACCTTCCTCCAGTTCTGTCTGTAGTAGGGCTAACGCTCTCCACGCTATCTTTGCGCTGTGTCTGACACCATCAGAATCAAACTTCCCTCTGTCTATTAAGTGCCTGACAACGCAGTCAGCGTGGTCAGTACTCTTCTCCCGTGCCCAGTGCATGGGCTGACCAGGATTATGCTGCTCATTCCCAACCTTGCTGACATGTGCTACTTCAGCAACAGCATCAGGAAAGTAATCCAGCACGCCAGTACAGATAGGCATGGACTTCCTTTCTTTGGGGTCTTTTGGTAATGCCATCATTCCCACCCTAAGTGTTTCAGTAATACCTTTATGAAGTCATCGTAAGTATGGATTCTAGTGTAGTCTTTAGTAATGGACATGGAATGTTTATTCGATTTCGTGGGAGTACCTTACCTTATCCATGAGGTTATTGACTAACACCCAGTAGTCAAACTCAAAGTCTAGGAACTGTCTACGTGCATTGTCCCTACCTGCCGGGGATGACCTTTGACTAACAGCTATGACTCTAAAGCCGAGGGCTTTTAGTGTATGGATAAACTCTACTGCCTTTGGATACATCTTCAGTCCATTATTCCACACAAAATCCCAGAATTCATTACACACTAACGGGATACCAAGAGCATAGTCCCAATCCCAGGATGTGATCATGTTAGCTGTGATGTGCAGGTTGAACTTACTGAGGACATATTCTTGGACTGATGGAACCATATCCAGTAAAACGCCGTCAACGTCCATCAGGATACAGTCTTTTTCTATTGACATATTGACACCCTCCAAGTATCAAAAGTAAACGTAGTCTAGCATATTGTGTACTATTTTACCAGAATTAAACCGGTTGTGCACCTACAATTAGGATGTGCTGTAGGCTGTGAGATCATTCTACCATCACCAGTAGTGAACTGCCCCTTAATAGGCACATCTTGATTCTCTGCCATATGAGGTATTGGTTCACAGATAATCTCACACAATCTATCGTCAAGTGTAACTATCCATATCTTGGCTGTCTCATCCCCGTCTAGTACACCCTCAGTAGCTGCTCTATCCCAGGCTAACTGCTGTCCCATATTGGAAGCATTGATGGTTTCTGTACGGGCAATAACCAGGGCTCTTTTGCGTAACTGTGCATCAGCAAACCGTTCAACTCTTTTAGCTATTCTATCGGGGTCCAATTCACTGTCCACTAATTTCATGTGGAACTTTTTGACCCTTCTAGACCTTGCTGGATCAAGACCTATGATATTTTTAATATGCTTGGCTGCTTCCCTTGGTGCCCATGACTCTTCATAGGCAGTGATGATAGTGTCCCTGATTGCTTCCTTGGTAGCAGCACTTACGTTTTTGACAAGATTGGATGCGTAAGTACCAGCCCACCCAATGGCGTCGGCATCCATATTTGCAAACCTGATATCCTGTCTAAGTGCCCGGGCTAGTCTATGGACTGTCTGTTCAGCAGACATACCGGCAAGTGTGGCTAGTGTGCTTTTAAGAAAAGCCTTCAGTGGGGTTTCCTCTGTGACAGTCTTGTGACTTTGAAGCCTTTCCATTGGGATAGCAGTCATAACACTTGCGGAAGGTTCTTGCATTGTGAGAAGTCTGACCAGTTCAGGCATGTCTACTTTGTCTTTTACCCACCTGAAATTGTTTAGGACGTTCCTTCTAATAGGACCGTAGAACTTATCCGCTGCTCTATGTACATCGGTGTATTCAATGTCATCAGGGACATCTTCACTGTGGACAAATAGAGTCTTATGACAGACTGTGCCTTTAGGAAATAACTTACCGAAGAATGAAGGGGACCTGAATGACCTGTAGGATTCCAGTTCTTCACTAGGTTGCATTTTGGTAATATCCGCCCTAGTCCACTTGTTATCATCCTTACCATCTTCTTCCGCTTCATCCATATCCTCTTCAACAGTTTCATCCATAGAGTCATCATTGTTACTGTCACCAAACCCAAACTGTTCCCTAGCCATAGTTCTGTCTTCTTCCTGCATGTCAGCTAGATCAGTAAAGGATTCGATGACTTTAGGCTGTCCCTGAATAATATACACAGCACCTTCTTCATCAGGAAGTGCACCATGTCCTGATAGTTCCCTCCATTCGTCCACACTTAGAACATGAGGCTGTGCTTTAGCCGCTTCAAGTTCCTGTTTCTTATCAGCAGGGATAGGGGACTCAAAGTCTATGATTAGCCTTTTGTCATACTCAGGAAGCAGTTTTTCTTGGTAGTACTGCCTTTGGAATTCAGCCCTGGGAACCACTACGTCTTTTGTAAAAGTTAAGTCTGCTGCTTCACTTGTGGCTCTGTTACTGGATTCAATGATACCGAGTTTTTCAGGGGGTAGACCTATAATCTGCGCTAAGTGGTCCCTAACCTGGTTAGTCATTTCAGTTAACTGCTGGTCCTTGAATGAACCTTGGATTGTATGAACCTTTATTGGTCTATTGACAAAGTGTGCTTTGAAGGCTTTCCAGAATCCCTGGTGTTGACTATTCCATCCTTGTTCAAATCTCCTAGTTTGGTCAGGACCCAGGTTGTCCATTTCCACAATAAAATCTGGTCTTGCCATATTGTGGAAAAATGCCTTCTGGTACTTTTGGATAAACTCACTTAGATCAAGTTCGTCCCCGGCAGCCATCCAACGACCACTACCTCTGGCATAAGGGTTGTAAGGGTCAGGGTCTACCATCCACAGGATTTCGGACTCGGGTACGTTACTAGTGTTCCTACCACCACCCCAGTGGACAATATAATAA